GTAAAATCTAACTCAGGAGTTTCATGTAAATCTAATCCATTTAAGAATTGAACTAGATCATATATTCCAAAATCTTTTGGAAACTCCTCATCTACAGTTGCTTCTGCTAAAATGTTTTTCATAACACTTATTGTACGCAACTTACTACCTTCTTTGAAAAGAATAGATTGATTAATAGATGAAAAGTTTTTTAGTAACTTAATTGTTTTGTCAGATAGTTTCATATCAGTTAGTGTGTCCATCAAAATAGTAAAGTAATAAACAATAATGTGCTGCTTTTAGTATATCACGCTTTGCCTGTCCTTTCTTCTCATACCTAGTTAAGTATTTGATTGCATTAGATCTACAGAATGACTTTGCATCTCCAACAGATTCAATGATATCAAGTGTTTGAACATTATCTCCTTGATCAGATGTATAATGTCCTTCATATGTTGTATTAACATAATCTGTAAGATCCTTTAGACTCTTATCCTCCTGATACTTTAAGATATCTTTTGGTTTACCATCATCAATGATCACTCTTTCTCTTGTACTTGGGTCTCTTCCACTTACATATCTGTAAACAGTTTTACCTTTATCAGGGGATTCATAAATCCACTTTGTTTTTTCTTCCCAGTTTCCTGTCACTTTGAATGCCCTCTCTCTGTCCTCTGGATCAGTGAATGGGTTTTTTCTGTCAGGATCATTTCTAGTGTAATCATAATAATAATCAGAGTGTTTAACTTCATTCATTAGATGGTCAAAGGCTACAGTATATGTGTCACCACTATCTGCTTCCTCATCATAATGTTGATAGGGTTGTGGTTCTTTCCACAATCCTGTCTTTTCATCAATTTTGACTTCTGGTGGCCAAGGTGAACCAGGAGTCCACTCAAAACCTCCACTCTTTTCAATCCAATCTAAATTTATATCTTTAGACATAATACTTTGTATGCTCTATCAGTATATCAAGAATGTGTTGTTGAGTCAAGTAGGTTCTCTAATAAACCAACCAGTAGCAATATATTTGTCAACATTGCCTGTTAAAAATCCTCCCCTATGAACATGGGTATAAGATGCTGGCCATAAAACAATAGTACCTGCTTCTGGTTGTAAGGTTAATTTTTGATGTAAGAAATCTGTACCTCCACCATTTTGAGAGGGAACAGTATTTAAATAAACCATCCATGCAAGAACTCTATCTCTATAAAGAAACTGACCATTCTCACAATGCCACTGATGATATCCTCCACCTGCTTTAGTTTTTTGAACTTTAGTAGTCCAAGTAGAAACAGGATCATTGTTTTGAAGTATTCCAGAATATACTGAAGTGTATTGCTCAAATGCTTTTTTAACAAAACTATTAAGAGTTTTATACAAATCTAAATCCACTACTTCTAAACAAAGTTGAGTATCACTTCTAGAGAAATTGCCATCTTTAAATTGATTTTCACCATCTTTAAATGCTTCTGCAATAAACTCTCTCTGACCTTCCCATAAATTAAAGGATTGAATAACTGCCTCACATACATTGAGAGGCAGTCCTTTTTCAAAAATTCCTATGTGATCAGTTATCTTCATTTGGCATCTCAAAGTCAGCATCAACTTTGTCATACAACTCTAAGAATGATTGCTTTGTCTCATCATCAAATCTGTTTACACAAACTTGGATTGCTTTTGCTTTGTTGTTGAATATAGAGTAAGCACGAACTATGTGAACTAGTCTTCTTGTACTGATGATATCCTCAACACCACCATCATAGAATGTCTTACGAATAATGTCACCCCAATCAACAAGTCTCTTACAGAAGTCAGCATCATCAACACCAAGATTCTTAGCAACTGCTGTCAATATCTTGTTCTCAACAGCAGGTGCTGGATACTCTTGCTCAAAGGTTACTGGGAATCTCTCAAGGAATGCTTCATTAAGAACATTAGTACCAATGAATCTACCATCATCTGAACCTTTACCTTTAGTGTTTGCAGTTGCAATGATGTTGAATCCCTTTGCTGGTTTGATAAACTTACCAATCTTCTTAAGGAAAACTCCTTTACCTTCTAGTATAGATTGAAGACATAGTATCTTGTTTGAAGCAAGGTCAATCTCATCAAGAAGTAAGATAGCACCTCTGTTAAGTGCTTCAATAACAGGACCATTGTGCCAAACTGTAGCACCATTGACTAAACGAAATCCACCAATCAGATCATCTTCATCTGTCTCAATAGTAATGTTTACTCTGATAAGTTCTCTCTTCAACTGTGCACATGCTTGCTCTACACCAAATGTTTTACCATTACCTGATAGACCAGTGATGAATGTAGGATAGAATATCTTAGATGATATTATCTTCTTAATATCAGTGAAAGGACCAAACTTAACAAAAGTATTATCTGTATCTGGAACTAGATTCTGTTCTGATTGTGGAACTACAGCAGGTGCTTCAAATGCTTTCTCTATATTCTTAACTGCTTTAGGAGTCACTTTGAGATTCCACTTTCCCTTACCAACTTTATACTGTTTAATCTTTCCTGTGACAGTTGAATAACCAATGTCATTCATAGCGCAAAATGCTCTGACATCAGCAGCAGTAAACTCTGTGCCATAATTGGATTTTAATCCATCAAATGCTTCTTTTTCTGTCATTTTAATCTCAAAGGGTGAAGTCATAATCAAATCATTTATCTATACCCTTATTATACTTGTATGTATATACTAATCTACATTTAGTGTGCCACTTTTTTATCTGTTTTCATCTGGTATATGAAGATGTAAGATATCCCATGTATGTTCATAACTATGTACATGATATGTAAATCCTAATTTCTTAGTCCTTATAATGTTTGCTAAAGGAAAATCATTCTGTCCCTCTTCCATCATATCTCCATAGAAATATATAAAATCATCTTTACCAAAATCCCTTATTATCTGTCCTTTATTTCTACCTAATGGTGAAATATCTAAACCAGTTTGACCACCTACTTGTACTTCTAAATCAGGAAATCTTTTTTTTATTTTTATTGCTATGTTTTTTCTTTCATCATGTTTTCTATCCCATTTAACATACTCATCTCTCTCCTCTAATACAACTCCTTGACCTCTACCTAATATACTAAAGTTAATTCCACCAGGTCTTTTTTCTATATGAGTTCCAGTTCTAACTGGAAACTTACTATGATGTAATTCATCCAATAAGAACTCTTCTACATCATCAGGTATCTCCCATTCATCTCTATAGACATTTATATCACCTTCATAGACATCACTACCAGAACAGTTGTAAACTCTCTTTGCTTTCTGGAATAATTTATTCCCTATTTGCTCTATGGTTTTTTCTCTATTGCTACCTGTGACAAGATAGACATCTTCTTTATCAGAAAAGTCAAGCATGTATTTTTCAAAATCATGATCAATCTGTTGTCTGGAAGGAGTCAATGTTCCATCAACATCAAAGATATATTTGTTATTCATTTTTTTGGATATAGTTTAGATATTTTTTCTTGCCTTTTTCTTTCCTTTTCTTTCTTATCATCAAACCAATTCACTGGCCAACGATTGATTTTCAAAGCATCTCTAAAAGGTTTTTTCTTAGGCAATTTGAGTTTCATTTTTTATACTTTTTTATGCTCTGCTCCCAATCTGCTAGACTTGATTGACATTGACCCTCATTCTCTTTTGGATCAAATTTATCATATCCTTTTATCCTTTTCCACTCATTATACAATGCACCTAACACCCATGCTTGAGATAATTGTTTAGGTCCATTCTCTAACAGTTCAAGATAACGTTTGTTACTTGTATACTGTTTGTATTCTTCTCTCCAATTGGAGTCATCATAAAGTTTGTTTGTCATTTGTTGTATGCAAAAGTTTTTCCTTTGATTTGAGATTGCCCATATGGGTTCTTACCTTGTGGTTGAAATCTTCCTACATTCTCACCTTTCTTATCTAATCCACCTTTCCTTGTCCTATGTAGTGTACCAGTTTTTTTAGTTTGTGTCAATACTGAATCCTGTCCATACTTCTTACCTAACTTCTTAACCTCTTTCTTAAACTTTCTCTTACCCATCTTACCTCTATCTATCACATAACTCTTTTCTTTTACTTTTGTTTCCTTACCAGTATCTTCATCCTTCTCAATATATGATCCTTTTACTTTAGTGGGACCTCTACCAAATTTTCCACGAATATCTTTTTGTAACTGCTGTGATCTTGCTTGATTTTCTTTTCTTGAAAGATTGCCACGATCTGCTGAAATGGCTGCTACACCACTCTTTTTAGATTTGCTTTGTATTCTAGACAGACTACTCTCTTGAATATCTTCTATAAACTGTTTATATGTTTTCATGGTTTGTGGCATTATCATTTATATTTATCCTAACTCAGGTTCAATGTTTATACTGACAGCAGTATTTCCTGACCCTACAGGTTCAAAAGGTTGTCTTACATCAATTTTTAATTCCTCTGTTTCTTTCTTAGTCTTCCAGAAATAGTTTTCATCATTACCTAGTCCATCTCTATCATGTCCATTTTCTACTTGATAGAATACAGTAGACACTTTAAAATCAGGAACTTTAGGTGGCTCTGGTGTCAAACTATTATCAAATATCCTCATTCTATTATTAGGATATAAAGCAAACTGTCCATTATCTAATTCAATTAAATTATGTGACTTATGCTCTGGTGGATTCTCACTTGTAGAATAATCTATAGCATCAACATCCTGATGATAATTATCCAAGGTACAAATATATGTGCCTGATTGTGTACCATAATCTCTTGTATACAATTCATAATGCATTGATCCTACAAACTGTTTCTGAACTGCAACCACACCATAATCCATACAATTCCAAAACTGTAGATTATGTAATTCCATATCAGGATCAGGTATTTCTGGTTCACTTAGAAAAGCAGATATAGGTAACTTATCAAACATAGCAGCATACTCTGGTAGATAAGTTTCAAAATAAAATGCTCTGCCTGGTATACTCTTAGCAGATACCCATACTCCTTTTACAAACTCTCCATGACCACCTTTATGGTCTAGAAGATATTCTTTTCTGACCCATACTTCATAAGCAGGTAAATTACAAATTAAAGCTGGCATAGTTCCTTCCAATGTGCGTACATTCTACCAAAGACCATTCCTTCATGTGTCTTTAGTTCAGATCCTTCAAGGATTTCTTTTTCTCTCTTACTAAGATTTTTATTCATAGTAAGATATTCTTTCTCCCAGTTGGAGATTCTTTTCACATCAATCATGCTACTAACTCCACAAATTCACTTAGAACTTTTTTATTTAGTTTCTTTGCTTTGAGTGATTTCATGAATGCTGCTTTGATCTGAGTTTTGGTTGCATCCTCCTTGACTTCAAACTCATCATCAACTGCAAGTGATGAATCAAGTATAGCAAAGTATGAATCATAACCAGAGTTCTTGATTGAGAATGATGCATTCTTTCTTGCTTTCTTAATCTCATCCTCAGTAGCATGAAACATTCTTAGGAAAGATCCAAACTCTCTTCTATCTGTGATGCGAATACCAATAAAGTTTACATCAGGGAAACTTTCTTTTAGATCTCTGAGCATGGTCTCAGCAAACTTCCAGTATTCATAGTGACCAGCTAGATTGTAAACATGTCCAGTTTTTCTGTTTCTTAGGAAAGAATTGTAACCAACATTTGATGTACCTCTTCTTACTTCACCATCATGATTTTTAAACTCAGTAACTACAGGAATGCCACTTGCTTCACCATCAGTTAGAACTACACACTGAACTTTCTGTACATTATTTCTCTTCTTAAACTGTGGAATGATCTGATGTAAGGAAACAAATGTCTCATTCAAAGGAGTTCCACCTAACCAATACTTTTCTGGATAATTATATCTAGCACCTCTCTTAGTTAATGCATATGCACATCTCCAAAGATTTAGTAACTGTGCATCCATATCTTTCTTGTTAACTGAACTAGTTAAGAAGTGTAATAGATTGAAATTACTTTCAACAACAAGATCACCTATATTAAAAGCATTTAGTTCTTCTTGAGTAGAGTAACTGTAATATCCTCTATTAGTATACTGATTAGAGAATGCATAAACATCAAAAGGTATTTGAACTTTCTGACAGAACCAAACTAACTCAAATAATTGCTTCATTGTATTGAGCATACATCTACTCATAGAACCAGACCAATCTAGAGAGAAGATGAGACCATGATTCTTACCATCAGGAACTATGTTTATCTTCTTGAAGATATCTTCATTGAACTTGTAAGTATGCAACTTAGATGTATCTAATACACCAGTTTTTGATATTGCTGTTCTTGCATAAGCATCAGCAGACTTCTTCATTTCAAACTCTTTTACAAGATAGTTTACTCCCTTTTGTGCAGACTTCTTGAACTTATTGAACTGATCATCTACATACTTCAAATTATAGTATGAATCAGTGCTGACCAAACCTCTTTCAATTAACTCAGCATCATATTTTATCTGATTCACATCATATTGTACACTTGTAAAGTGATCATGTAATTCCTTAGTTACTTGCTCATTTGATATAATAAATTTCTCTAGATTAACTTGAGGTACTTGAGCATAAACATTATCTCTTGCATTAGTCATATTTGAATCATTTAGTTCACTGACTTTCTCATTGAATATCTCATCAGTAATTGCTTCAATATCATCACTACCTGTTGCTGGACCTTTACCATGTGATTGTGGATTTTGTGAATGCTTATCCCAAGGTTGGTTTGGATCAATGATATGTTGATCTGGTGATTGATCTCCATCTTTTATTTCTCCTTCTCCTTGTTGATCTTTATCTTTACCTAGACCTTCAGATAAATCTTCTAAGTCACCATATTCTTCTCTCTCACTACCTGACTCACCTTTGAGTTTGATCTCAGGTGCTTGCTCTAACTGTTCACTCTTTTTCTTATCTCTCTCTGCTTGACAATATTTGAATAATAACTCAGATGCTTTAAGCACATCATCAAAAGTCTCACACTTACTTATTACATCAACAATATCTTTCTCCTCTGCTGTGAAATCAATAATCAAATGAGATCCACCCTTGAAGTAAAGGTTTGCTCTGTCTGCTAAGTTAAGAGTGTTTAGATCTGTATCCTCAAGTTCAAAGAAATCTTCATCATTCAACTCACCATATCCATTGTAGAATGTCTTGGACATACCAGGATACTTTCTCTTCATTAACTTTTCTATTCTAGCATCTTCTACTACATTAACTATGGATTGAGGTACATCACTTGTCAAATACCACTCATCATCTGGAGTGAATAAAGCATGACCCACCTCATGACCAACTAATAAGTCATATACTACATCAGATGCAAATGTCCATCTTGGTAGAGTTAATACTCTATCTGTGACATTGAACTGAGCAGTCTCAACATTTTTGTTCTCAACAATTATATCTTCTGTAGCCAGTAACTTTGCAAGTTGTGACTTAATTTCATAGTTGACCATAGTTCCTCTTGCCTTGATATATCTATTATATCAAAAAACCTGACTGAAGAGCCAGGTTTCAACCACTAATATTATTGGCACACGTACTAATCCCACCTGTTAGGGTGGGATTCTCAGTCTTGTTGCTCCTTAGTTTAGATGGTCAGGATGTGTCTACAAAATCGTTTTGCAGCATGATCTGTGATTCCACACTCAGAGATACATTGGAAGTAATCGGATACTTGGTCGTATTTTTCGTCCATAGTTTCTTTTTCATCCCACTTCCAATTTGAAAGTTCGTTGTGTGAAACTAGGTTGTGCATGTTACACCTCCCTCAACTCAACTACTAATATTTAGTCAGAGAACCCTGATAATTAAGAAAAAGTTAACAAAAAGAAATGCCTACGTACATATACTTACATTAAAAAAGCACCCTTGAGTTTCCTCTTGAGTGCCTTTGTTCTTGCTTTTGCTTGTCTTAGAGCTTGAGGTTTGAGTGTCCTCTTTTGCTCTTTTTTGGAATGATGCTTCCAATTTGGGACTTTCATTGACCTATCCTCCTGATGATATTTATTTTACCATACCTGAGAACCCTTTGACTTTTTCAAATTTGATTACATCTTCAAACCTTTCATCCATTCCTGTCTTATGAGATATAACAAATATATTAGCATCCTGTATTGTATACTTAATTATTTTTAAAAATTCTTCTGTTCCAAAACCATCCAGTGAACTATCAAATACTTCATCCATAATTAAGAGATTTGTATTCACAGAGTTTTTAAATCTAGCAACCTCTCTCCAAGTAAACAACAATGCTAAATCAATTCTCATCTTTTCACCTTCACTAAAAGAAG